AGAGTGAGCTACCACAAATCTAGTTGAGGAGAACCTTGAAAATATAGGCTTCCATAAGCAGAGTGTTAAGGTAAGTCGAGTACTAGCACCCTTAATGAACTGCCAGACACTAGATAAATGGCTTGGGTAGTGCCATATAATGTGCAATAAGCATGGTATAAAAACTACCCAGAAAAGGAGAAAACATGGCAAGAAAATTATTGCTAAATCAAACTGTGTCTCGGCCTATGTTATATGCCCTTGCACAAGAAAAAATATCTACCACACCTAGAGAGGTGTTAGATGAACTTGCGGAAACAGTCAAAGATTTCTTTGATTATATTCCAAAAGTAACACAATTTATGAAAGATAGATTGTCAAACTTAATGCCAGAGTCAGATGCACAGGTATTAAGAAACTATGGTCTTACTAGAACAGAGAGATGTTTCTGGTTCACTGACAAAGACAGTGAGTTAGCAAACATTGGCTCATCTAGTAATGAACGAGATTGGTTCGTCAGCTTTGAACAAGATTCGTGGAATTCCTATTCGTCTGATAGAAGTATTGGCAGACTTCGTAAAGAAGACCTAATCGCATTGTATTATACAGATATGGTATCTAATGGTATTGATGTTATGAAATATCTCTTTGTAGAAGAAGAAGGTAAAGATTATAATGGCAAAACTGTAAGCTATTATAATTCAGAACAGCGAGACCGCAGAGAAAGTATAGGTAAATACAATATTAAATTTTTTGAGGACAATGGGCTTGACTCAGAGGACTTATCATTTGAGGTTCCTTATGATTCTAATAATAGGTCATGTCATCAAAGAGCAAGATTGATTACTGAAGAACAGCATGACATCTTGGCACAATATAAGTATAAACTTGGTGCTGTCAGATTAGTTTGGCACAAGGCATTGGAACAAATGAAAAAAGAGTTTCAAGTGTATAAACAAATTATAAAGCACTCAAAGACTCTTGAAGCTGTTGCAAATGAATGGCCAGAAGCAGAAGAAATCCGTCATAAACTTGAAGGAACAGGAACTGCTTTAGCATTGTCTACTGCTGATAGAAGTGTTATACAAGAAGGTATGGCAAGGCGAGAGGCGGCAAAAAAAGGTATTGCCTTTATTGTTCCAAAGCCAGAAGCTATACAGCTATAAAATATTATCTCCTTAACCCTCCACTATTTTAGTGGGGGGTTTTTTTTGGTCTTGACAAAATTTTAAATCCGTGCTATACAGCTCGGTTCGGGGTTGGCCTGTGCACAATAGATTGTTTCTGGTAGTAAAGGAAGTGTTCTATCGAATGGGAGTCAACAGCATTACTAAACGTAGGGTGGGGTTTAGTAATAGAAAGAGGGATATGGATTATAATTATCAAGTAAAAATAATAAATGGAATGGCAGTTCAGTCCGATACAGATATTCGGATTGACTGCCCTTTTTGTTTTCATAAGAATACTTTTACGTTAAGAAATATTGAGGGTAAAATAATGTGGAATTGTTTCCATGCTTCTTGTAATATCAAAGGTTCTATCAAGAGAGATATGTCTCCAGAAGAACTAAAAAATTTTTTGTCGTTGGAACGGTCACTACCAAATCAAATGAAATGGAGTGCACCACATTATTTCACATCGGTTCATTCAAACGCCAGGGCATTAAACTATTTAAAAAATAATAATTGTTTTGATGCAATGCAAAAAGGTTTTGCAAAAATTATGTATGACCCAAAAAAAGATAGAGTTGTATTTTTAATTAGAGAATCAAATGAAGTGGTCAATGGTATTGGCAGAGCTATAACATCTGATAACTATCCTAAATGGTTTATCTATGGAAAGAATACGAAACCTTTTGTGTGTGGCAATCACAAAGATGCTATACTTGTTGAAGACTGTGCAAGTGCTTGTGCTGTATCAGATGTAATTACAGGTATTGCATTGTTAGGCACATCTTTGAAAGATGATTACATACCACATCTAAAAAAATATAATAAAGTTTTTGTTGCATTGGATAGAGACGCAACGACCAAGTCGTTTGACATAGCGAACAAATTGTGCTATACTGTAGACAGTGTTCAAGTAATGGTTCTTGAAGACGACTTAAAATACTTTAATTCCAATGACATAAGGAAGCTAATATATGAAACTAAAAACAAGACTCAAGCATCTCAAGAAGAAGTTAGACAAGAGAGCATTGAGAGACCCACGCACTAAGAGAGAATACTTTATTAGAAATAAGTGGGAAAGAGTTAGAAGTATATTAGTAAAACGATATGGCATATTGGATTAGAAAGGACTTATGATTAAAAAATACAAAGCTGAATTAGAAATTATGGGCATGCCTGCCTATTATATTATTAATGATATATCATATCCAGATGAGGCTACTGTTGAATCAACAGGAGAAAAGTTTTGGATGCCGCACACTATATGGGGTAGCTTTACAAATAAAAAACTTCATGATGAGACTGCACATCTTGAAGGTAAAGCCTATGATAAAAAGAGAAAGGAGATTGAACATAAAGATGAAAGCAAACAGTATGTTGTTGTTGCAGATGAATATCAGTTGCCATTTTCTGAAACAGGATATAGAAGTAATATCTTTGATAAAAAAGAAACTGAAACGATAACTAAAGAAAATCTAAAACAATGGATTATAGACGAGGCATACTTACAGCTTGGACTAAAACCAGGAGAAAATCCTTGGGAAGAAGCAGGAGTCAATCCTGTAACATTTATTAAGGAGGTAAAGTTTAACAAAAAGAAGGATGATATATGAACCGCTATTATTTTAGTGTTCCTGTTGATTTTCACTATGAAATTGAGGCTAATACAGAAGAAGAAGCAAAGAAAACACTATTAGCAAAAGAGGGGAGAGACAAAATGAAAGGAGTTACATATGTTGATTTGGGAAAGGAGGATTATGAAAAAGCCAATTTATATAAGATTGAATACTATGACCCATTTACACATTTAAGAAAGGAAAACAATGGCACAAACAAAAGCAAATAAAAAGTTTGACATCGATTTAAAATATGGACAGATACGAGAAGATATGGTATCTTCTATATTTAAGGATAAAAAAATCGAAATAAAAACTGAAAGAGACTGGTGGTTTAAGACAGGTAATATTGCCCTAGAGTATGAGTGTAATGGAAAGCCTAGTGGTATAAATGCCACCACATCTGATTACTGGATTCAAATATTGGCAAAAGGCGATGTAAATCATTGTATGCTAATATTTGAAGTCGACAAACTTAAAAAGATTGTTGGCGAATATAAACAAAAGTATACACGCATGGTTGGAGATAGAAATGCTTCTAAATGCGTGATACTACCAATAAGTGAATTGTTCACTAAACAAGCTATAAATTTATAACTTTTTTAAAGGATGAAAAATGGAAAAGCAATTAATAAATCTTCTCTTGAAGAAAGAGTTCTATTCCAAAAACAAGTCCAAAGTTGGCAAGACTGTTTTTACGAATGGAGTGGGCAGTTTTTATGACACCATAAAAAAAGCTCATGATAAATATCCAGATACAGATTTGGATATTGATGAGGTTTCTTTGTTACATACAGATGTTTACAATCCTGCATTAACAAGAGCCGCAAAAACAAATTTTTTAAATTTGATTGATGACATAAAGTCTGAGAATATACCAAACATAGATGTTGCAAGTGACATACTAGACTCTGTATACAAACGAAGTTTGGCACACAAGATAGCTATAGAAGCTACTAATATTTATAATGGTGGAGATTCTAATTTTTCTACTATACAAAATTTAATAGATTCTGTACAAAATGAAGTGCAAGAGGATAGTGAGACTGTTACTGATGACATACATACTCTTATAAAAGAGATTGATGCTGATACTCAGTATAAGTTTGGCGACATACCAGATTTACGCAGACTAGTTAAAGGTGTTGGTAGAGGTAATTTAGTTATTGTCTTTGCTCGACCAGAGACAGGTAAGACAGCTTTCTGGGTGTCATTAGTCGCAAATCGTAACGGATTTGCATCACAAGGTGCTAAAGTTCATGCTTTAGTCAATGAAGAACCTGCAGTTAGGACTCAAATGAGACTAATTAGCTGTTGGACAGGCATGACTAAAGATGAGATAGTAAATGATGTGGACAAAGCAAAAGAAGAATGGAATAAAATAAAATCAAATGTAAAGATACTCGATACAGTAGATTGGGATTTAGACCAGATAGATTCTCATTGTAAGACACATAAACCAGACATACTTGTTGTAGACCAATTAGATAAGGTATCTATATCGGGCAGTTTTGCACGGACAGATGAAAAACTCAGAGCCATATATACAGGTGCAAGAGAGATAGCTAAACGTAATGATTGTTGTGTTGTAGCTGTATCACAGGCATCTGCCGAGGCACATGGCAGGACTGAGCTATCATTTGATATGATGGAGAACTCTAAAACAGGTAAAGCCGCAGAGGCAGATTTAATTATAGGCATAGGTCAACAAAATACAGTTGACTCTGAATCTACTTTGCGAACTTTGTGTGTTTCTAAAAACAAAATAACAGGGTGGCATGGTCGTATAGATTGTGTTATAAACCCATTTTTATCGAGGTATGACGGATGACAATAACTGTAGTAGATGTAGAGACTAGCTTTGTAACAGGAGAGAATGGAAAGACAGACCCATCTCCTTTTAACTCTAGAAATAAATTAGTAAGTGTAGGAATAAATAATGAGTATTTATTTTTTAATCATGATGAAAGACAAGACAATGGTGCGTTCATCAAAGTACAAAACATATTGGACAAAACCACATTATTGATTGGGCATAATTTAAAATTTGATTTAGCCTGGTTGTATGAAGTTGGGTTTAAGTATAGTGGTAAAGTATATGATACTATGATAGGAGAATATGTTTTACAAAGGGGTGTGCGAAAGGCATTGTCATTAAAAGAATGTTGTAACAGAAGAAAGTTAAGTAGTAAATCTGATGCGACACAGGATTTTATTAATCAAGGTATATCGTTTGAAATGATGCCATCTAAGATTGTAGAGGAGTATGGTAGA